TACACATCCTGATCTGATCAAGTTTCCACACCCAAAGATTAAAAGGAGCTAACGTGGAAGACGAAGATATTCTGTTGGACTTTGAGGCTAACGATTTTCTCATTCGACTAAACCCAATCACAGATGAGAATGGTGAATGGAATGGTGACGTGGCAATTGGTGTTATCACTACACCAGAGAATGACCTTGACGAAGAAGACTTTGATGGCATGATGTATCTCACCATGATGGTGACTGCTTCACTACCTTTGATGGAAGACAGCGTTGAGTTTCGTACCAAGCTACAGCACTACGTAAAGAAGTTGCACGGTGATGACAAAGATGTTAAACCTAAACCAACGTCAGAAAAAATTGCTGACAACGTAATCAAATTAAAATTCTAGGAGACTACATGTTTGACCCCGTAAACAAACCAGAACACTACAACATGGGCGAGATTGAATGTATTGATTACATTAAGCAAGTACTTGGCCTTGAAGGTTTCATTGCATACTGTCGTGGCAACGCAATGAAATACCAGCACAGGGCCGAGTACAAAGGCAAGTACCTAGAGGATATGCGTAAGCATAACTGGTACAGCAATAAGGCCACAGAGGCATTAGAGGAATTGTATGCTAGTCAAAGTATTTCTGACACTTGAAATTGATGAAGACGAATACCACATGCCTGTTGATGGCTTCATAGATAATGAAGTTACCGAGGCGTTACATGAGTTTGTCTATGACATTGATGGCATGGACATTAAAAACATTAAGATTGTATCGGAGTAACTAAATGAACAACTACCTACCAACAGACTACCAAGCATTCATTCACACCAGTCGTTATGCTAGGTGGATTGAAGAAGAAGGGCGGCGTGAAAGCTGGAGCGAGACAGTGGATCGCTATATGAATAATGTAGTAGCACCCTTGCTAGATGATGAGAGTGGGTGGAAACCCTACGAAGAAATCAAAGAAGCTATTCTCAATCTAGAGATCATGCCTTCAATGCGTGCCATGATGACTGCTGGCCCAGCATTGGAACGTGACAACACCGCAGGCTACAACTGCAGCTACTTGCCAGTAGACGATCCAAAGTCGTTTGACGAAGCAATGTTCATTCTGTTGTGTGGTACAGGTGTAGGCTTTAGTGTTGAACGCCAGTTCATCAGCAAGCTTCCAGAAGTTCCACAGCTATTTGAGTCTGACACTGTTGTTGTCGTAAAGGATAGCAAGGAAGGCTGGGCTAAGGCACTACGCCAAGTCATTGCCTTGCTGTACAGTGGTGAGATTCCTAAGTGGGATGTGTCAAAGGTACGACCCGCAGGTGCACGCTTGAAGACATTCGGTGGTAGGGCATCTGGGCCTGCACCACTTGTCGATCTGTTTAACTTTGTCATTCGGGTATTCAAAGAGGCACAGTATCGTAAGCTGTCTAGCATTGAATGCCATGACATCATGTGTAAGATTGGGGAAGTGGTAGTCGTTGGTGGTGTACGTCGCAGTGCTATGATCAGTCTGTCTAACCTAAGTGATGATCGTATGCGCCATGCTAAGAGTGGTAACTGGTGGGAGAACAATCCACAACGTGCATTGGCAAACAACAGTGTGTCTTATACAGAGAAGCCTGATGCACTCAGCTTTATGCGAGAGTGGATGGCATTGGTTGAGAGTGGTTCTGGTGAACGTGGCGTATTCAATCGTCAAGCAAGCAAGAACCAAGCAGCAAAGAATGGTAGACGTGATCACAACTACGAGTTTGGCACTAACCCTTGTAGTGAAATCATCCTACGTCCATATCAGTTCTGTAACTTAACAGAGGTAGTTGTACGTGCTACAGATACTTTGGAATCTCTTGAACGAAAAGTCCGTCTGGCAACAATTCTGGGAACAATCCAGTCCACCTACACCAAGTTCCCGTATCTGCGGAAAGTGTGGCAGAAGAACACCGAAGAGGAACGACTGCTTGGTGTGTCACTGACAGGTATTATGGATAACCCACTGACCACAACAAAGAATGCGGGATTGGAGAAAACACTTGGACATCTTCGTGGAGTTGCTATCGAAACTAATGGCGAGTGGGCTGATCGCCTTCATATCCCTGTTAGTGCTGCTATTACCTGCGTCAAGCCCTCTGGTACTGTTTCTCAGCTTGTGGATAGTGCATCTGGTATTCATGCTCGTCATAGCCCTTATTACATCCGAACAGTAAGAGGAGATAACAAAGATCCTCTTACACAGTTCATGAAGGATCAGGGCATCCCTAGTGAACCTGATGTATTTAAGCCGGAGCAGACTACAGTGTTTAGCTTTCCGGTTAAGTCACCAGACAATGCAGTAGTTACATCTGACTTGTCTGCAATTGATCAGCTTGAGATGTGGCTAGCATATCAGCGTAACTGGTGTGAACACAAACCATCTGTGACTATTAACGTAAAGAAAGATGAGTGGTTTGAGGTAGGGGCTTTTGTCTATGAACATTTCGATGAGATGTCTGGCGTAAGCTTTTTGCCGTACAATGAGCATACATATCAGCAGGCACCATACCAAGAGGTAGGTAAGTCTGAATACGAAGAATTGCTTTCAGTCATGCCAAAGACTATTGACTGGGCCAAGCTGAAAGAGTATGAAGTAGAAGACAATACTGCTGCGATGCAAACACTGGCATGTTCCGGTGATAGCTGTGAGATTGTAGACTTAACTTAACGGTGGGGGCACTAGCCCCTACCACATTAAAGGAGGTACACCATGTCTGTACGTAAGCCGTTTAGCCGAGCACTGTATGAAGCGTATGATGGCAAAGCTAAAGACGCACTCATTGCATTGCTTGAGAAACGTGGTCACACAATCGTCAATGCAGAGGAGAATTACTTTGTAGATGTTGTGTCAAAGAAGGAAGGTTACACGTACTTCAATGAGGCAGAAGTGAAGACAGGATGGAAGGGTGACTGGCCAGACACATGGCATGACATTCGTATTCCAGAACGTAAGCAACGACTGCTTGACAAGCATGGTACAGAGAATGGTGTACTAAACTTTTATATCTTTTCTAATGATCTATCTAAAGCGTGGCGCATCAAGGACACATTGCTTACACGAGAACGGTGCTTACCTGCAAAGGGACGGTACATTCGTGCAGGTGAATTGTTCTTTCATGTGCCATACAAAGAAGCTGAGTTAATCAATGTAGCATAACTTCCCTTAGCTCAACTGGATAGAGCAACTGCCTTCTAAGCAGTAGGTTGCAGGTTCGAGTCCTGCAGGGAAGGCCAATAACAGGAGACACAATGTACGTACTTGTCACACGAAACCAATGCAACTTCTGTGATCTTGCAAAGGAGATACTCAAAGGCTCTGGCATTATGTATGTAGAATACAATGTACAGTCTGGCAGTTCACGGTGGATACTTGATCTATTAAAGAAAGCAGGGTACACTACAGTACCACAAGTGTGGGACAGTGAAGGTAATCACATTGGTGGTTACACAGAGTTGAAAGAGAAACTAGTGAAGGAATTTTAAGATGGCAAAGCTAGCTGGTACAGCATGGAAGCCAGAACCTAGACCAAAGAAGACAGCACAAGGAGCAAAGAAGTCACGTATCAAACTAAGCTCTATGAACAAGAGCAAGAAGCGTGGATACAAACCTAACAGAGGACAGGGGTAATGCAGCAATTAGATCTGTTTGATTCTGACGTTAAGTTGTTCGACAGTAGCGGATACACTAAGGTGTGTAAGTATTGCGAAAAGGATCTTCCAATCGAATATTTTCAGTTACGCTACAAAGGTTATGAACCAGATTCTACACAAGGCCGTAACCATATATGCAACAGTTGCTACAGAGAAGCAGCAGATCGTTTAAAACAGATAAAAAAGACAGCACCTGAAAAACCTGCTGATGATACGTGTGACTGTTGTGGTTCTACTGTAGAAACATTTTACTTAGACCACGACCATAAAACAGGACTATTCAGGGGTTGGGTATGTAGATCGTGCAATGTTGGTATAGGATTTTTAGGTGACGACATTGATGGTGTAACAAAAGCTTTGGAATATCTTAAGGTAAATAATGAAAAGTCTTGAATCGCCAGTAAAACAAACACGTAGCAGACGTAAAACTACGTACAAGAATGCCGATAAGAAAGAGACAGCGGAACTTGTACCACAGAATGAGCGACAAAAACATTACATTAATGCAATAGAGGAGAGTAGTCAGATCATTGTGCTTGGGCCAGCGGGTACTGGCAAGACATACATCGCAGCTACTAAGGCAGCTAACATGTACATCACCAAGCAGATTGATAAGATCATTATTACACGACCTAATGTAGCAGCAGGTAAATCTATCGGATACTTTCCCGGCACACTCGAAGAAAAGATGATGCCGTGGGTAATGCCCGTACTTGAAGTGCTACACTGGCACCTTGGCAAAGGAGCTGTCGAGACAGGCATAAAGAATGGTAACATTGAGATTGCACCATTCGAAACAATGCGAGGAAGATCTTTCACAGATGCTTTCGTAATCTTAGATGAAGCACAGAACGTAACGCCACACGAGATTAAGATGTTCTTGACACGTATTGGCCAAAACTGTACGGTCATTTTGAATGGCGACATATTTCAGTCTGACTTGTCAGAGACTAGTGGATTGAGTAAAGCTATTCACATGGTCAAGAAGTACATGCTTCCTGTGCCAGTGATTGAGTTTCAGGCAGAAGACATTGTTCGTTCTGACCTGTGTAAACAATGGATTATTGCCTTTATGAAGGAGGGCACATAATGGAAAAGAAACTTACACGTGCTGAACGGGGTCTAGGAAAGTACGATGCCCCACTTCGTATGCAATATGATAAGGGGTACAGAGACTTTAAACGTGGCAGAACACTTAACCCATTCCACCCCGACACTATGCAGCATAGAGAGTGGCAAAGAGGCTTTGATACAGCCTACTATGAGCAGCTGAAAAGAGTGCAGGAAAATGAAAACATTAGAGCAGGAAGCACAAGAGTTCCTAAAGGAGAAGTACAAAATGTCTGACTTTAATTCGTACCAACGTAGTGCTAAAGGCACAGCTATCTATCCCGATAAGTACAAAATATTATACCCCGCACTGGGATTAGCAGGCGAGGCTGGTGAGGTAGCTAACAAAGTTAAAAAGATTGT